CTGTTGAAAGTAATGAAAATAACAGTAATTGTCCATTTTGATTTCAATGGGTTGCAGTTTTTATTGTTTTGGGTGGCGTTTGGGTGGCGTTTGGGTTGCACTTTTAAAACCCACTTAAAACAGCTGTACAGGCTAATTATAGTTGATTTTTGCCTATTTGGGTGGTACTTTTTTTAAGTTATATAAATAAATATATAAAAAATATAAAATAAAGCAAACTTAGTAAAAGTACCACCCAATACGGAATAAACCGCAGAATTGAGCCAAAAAAGTACCACCCAGAAATGACACCCTTTGAGAAAGGAGATAGTATGAACGAGAAAACGGGAAATGAATTTGAAAAAGAAGTCGCTGAATGGCTTAAAAATAATGGTTTTTGGGTATTACGGATACCTCATAGCCGAAACGGTCAGCCGTTTGATATTATAGCGGTGGGAAATGATAAGGTTTTTGCGGTGGATTGCAAAACCTGTTTAACGGATAGATTCAGTCTTTTGAGGATAGAGGAAAATCAAAAGGCGTCTATGACGTTATTTAAAAAATTAAATCCGCAGAAAAAATATATTGCTTGTTTTGCGTTTAAGTTTGCCGATAACAGTATAATTTTTGTACCGTATGAAAAATTGGTAGAGATAAAAAGCAAAACGATAACGAAAAAAGAACTGGAGATGATGATGCTTTGAATATAACGGTTTCGGCAGAGATTAAAGTAACGGATTATGACAAAATGTTTGAAAAATGGTGCAAAGATGAATTGACTGTTGATAATCCTGAATACGATAAAAAAATAAAAATGGGCTTCTGGGTTGGTAATACTCCGAAAACATTGGATATGTACCGTAAGAATGATGATACTATATATTTGCCAAGAGGATTGGGAAAAGAAGTTATTTCGATATTCTCTCCGGAAAATGTGTACATCGGATTGAATGATGATAAGAAATTTGATTTCGGAAAAGCAATGATACCACTATATGAATATCAGCAAAAAGCTGTCGAATATATGACAAATGAATATATAGGCATTCTTCAAAGTGCCGCAGGAAGCGGTAAAACACAAATGGCTCTTGCATTGATATGTGAAAAAGGTTATAAGGCTTTATGGCTGACACATACAAAAGATTTGCTTGAACAAAGCTATAAAAGAGCCGCTTTGTATATGCCTAAAGAATGGCTTGGAAAAATTTCGGGCGGCAAAGTTGAAATTGGTAAGGGGATAACATTTGCAACGGTACAGACGATGTGCAATTTAGATTCAGATATTTACAAAAATGAATTTAATACTATAGTTGTTGATGAATGTCACAGAGTAAGCGGAACTCCGACAAAGGTAACGCAGTTTGCAAAGGTGCTTAACAAGATAAATGCAAGGTATAAATACGGTGTGTCAGCAACGGTACATAGAAATGACGGTTTGATAAGATGTACAAAGGCTTTGCTCGGTGATGTGAAGTATATCGTTGATGATAGAGCCGTAAAGGATAAGATAATGTGTGTTATGGTGAAGAAAAGAGAGCTTGATACGGAACGGTCGGACTATTATCTTGACGGTTCAGGGATGATTTCTTATACACATTTGATAAAATATCTTGTCGAGTATAAAAAAAGAAATGCAAATATAATTGCTGATTTGGAGCGTGAGAAAGAGCATTATTGCCTTGTATTAAGTGACAGAGTAAATCATATAGAGGAATTGAATGAAATGCTTAGAGGTGTCAAATCGGCGGTAATATCGGGCAAAACGAAAATATGCGAAAGAAATGATATTATTGAGGATATGAAAAGCGGTAAGATGAATATTCTTTTTGCAACATATTCTCTTGCAAAAGAGGGTCTTGATATTCCAAATCTTGACAGGCTGTTTCTTGTGACACCACATAAAGATTATGCCGTTACGGTGCAGGCAGTCGGGAGAATTGCAAGAACGGCAGAAGGAAAGAAAGATGCAGTATGTTATGATTATGTTGATGAGAATATAGGATATTGCAAGAGAGCTTTTGCGGAAAGATGCAGACACTATAAAAAAGTGAGGTGCGATGTGTTATGACGGTTGAACCTTTGACGGAAGTTGAAAAAGCCGAATTATATACAAGAAAAGAAAAGGCTGAAAAACTGGGAAAGAATACACTTATCAAGTATCATCGGGAATATGTTTCCATATGCAAGACATTACAGCCGAATCTTACAGCAGAGGAATCATTTAGGCTTAAATCTCTGTTGCTTAACGGTATCGAAAAAGTATACAAGGACGAAGCAACGGAAGAAATAAAAGGTGTACTATGGAAGTATATTGAGAAAAATAAGCTGAAAGAAGCCTGTATTATGATAGATGTTCTATTGGAGAGGAGGTAATAAAAGTTGAATGCGAAGAAATATTTACAGAGGATAGAGAGGTATCAATGCTGCATTGAGCAGAAGAAACAGCAGCTTAGGGCGTTATCGGGAAAGCTGCTTAGTATATCGGCGGTTAATATGGAGGATAAGGTTTCCGGGGGCGGAAGTTCTGATTTTTCGGAAAATGTTTTGAGGAAGATTGAACTTGAAAATGAAATAAATGCTGATATTGTGAAGTTTGAACGAATGAAGAATGATATAGTGAAGCAAATACAGGGGCTTGATAATGCGGTGTACATAGCGTTATTGTATAAAAGGTATGTTGAGGGAAAAAGGCTCGAAGCAATATCTGTGGAGATGTGTTATAGTTATGCGTATATAAAACATACACACGGTTATGCCTTGAAGAATTTTTATGATAAATTTTTAAAAGACAGCACCCAATAACACTTTTGTATGTGGTATAATGGTAATGTGTTAAGATGTACACAAATATTATTATTACTCTCCTTTTGTTTTGAAAGACATTGCTTATATGGGCGGTGTCTTTTCTTTGTGGGATTTTATAGGTGGTGAAATTATGTGGCAAAAGGAAAATATGAATACTGGTTAAGTAAAGAAGGACTGATTCAAATAGAGGGTTGGGCGAGAGATGGTCTGACCGATGAACAGATAGCCTTTAATATGGGGATAACAAGGTCAACTTTAGCGGATTGGAAGAAAAAGTATTCGGACATTTCGGACACCCTAAAAAAGAACAAGGATATTGCAGATAGGCGGGTTGAAAACGCACTGTATCAAAGGGCATTAGGGTATAAAACTACCGAAATCATAAAAGAACGTATTGACGATACAGGACAGAAACAGAGACATAAGAACGGTATCGAACTGACAGAGAAACAATGGGAGATAGCAAAGAATTATTTCGGGAATGTATGCTGTTACTGCGGTAAAAAGACAAAACTTACGAAAGATCATATCGTACCGCTGCACAAGGGCGGCAGACTGTGTATGGAAAATGTTATTCCTTGCTGCACGAGCTGTAATTCGAGTAAAAGAGATAATAATATATGGGAATGGTATCGCAAGCAGCCGTTTTATGAAAAAGAGCGAGAAAAAAAGATAAATGATTATCTTGTGTTTGTGGCAGCTATAGAGAATATTTTTCATGACAGCGATACGGAGTTGGCAGTCACAAAAGAAATAACGAGGTTTGTGCCGCCCGATACTACTGCGCAGATATTCTGGCTTAAGAATCGTAAGCCTGATGTATGGAGAGAGAAAAAGGTGCTTGACTGCAATATACAGCCGAATGAAGATTGGTTTGATGCCGATGAATGATTTTAAGATCATACGAAAGGATAAGCTGAATAAAAAGTATTTTAATGACTGGGTGCTTGATGATATAAATGACTATAAGTGCAGATATAATGTTTATTACGGCGGCGGCGGAAGTGGAAAGAGTTATGGTGCGGTTCAAAAAATCATTATTAAGGCACTGTTTAACAAAAGAAAAGTGCTTGTAATACGAAAAGTCGGAAATACATTAAGGCATTCGATATATGCGGTATTTAAAAATATATTAGGAAAAATTGGTTACGCTCATATGGAGAACAAGACGGAAATGACATTGACACTGTTTAACGGCAGTGTTTTTTTATTCAAGGGGATAGATGATCCCGAAAAGATAAAATCTATCGCCGATATAACGGATATTGTGATAGAAGAAGCAAGCGAATTGACGGAGGATGATTTTACTCAGCTTGATATAAGATTGAGACCGAGAGAGGAAAAGTATCCTCAGATTTTTTTGATGTTTAACCCTGTGAGCAAGGCTAATTGGGTGTATGAACACTGGTTTACAAAGAAACAGAATAATGCAAAGGTGATACATTCCTCGTATCTCGATAACAAGTTTCTGACAGAAGATTACAGGCAGATGCTTGAAGAGCTTAAAAATACGAATCCGAGTTATTACAAGATATATTGTCTTGGGGAGTTTGCTACACTTGATAAACTTGTATTTCCGATAATCGAAAAAAGGCTTATATCTGCTGAGGAAGTATCCGATATGAAATTCTTCTGCGGTATGGACTTCGGTTTTATTAATGACCCTACGGCTATTATATGGGGAAGATATGATAAAGCGAATAAGGCTATATATATAGTCGGTGAATATTTCCGAAAGGGTATGATGAATAATGAGATCGCCGAAAAGATAAAGAGTTTGGGGCTGAGTAAAGAGGTCATCATTGCGGACTGTGCAGAGCAGAAGAGCATAAAAGAGATACAGAGAGCAGGTATAACAAGGCTAAAGGCTTGTACCAAAGGAAAAGACAGCGTAATACATTCCTTGCAGTGGTTGCAGCAGCACAAAATAATTATTGATGAAAGATGTATAGGTCTGATAGAGGAATTTGAAAATTATACTTGGAAAAAAGATAAGAAAACAGGTGAATACATAAATGAGCCTGTTGATAATTTCAATCACGGAATAGATGCGTTGAGATACGGTCTTGAAGATATACGAAATGCAAGGACGGTAAGAATACTCGACAAGAGCAATTATGGATTTTATTAGGGGTGATCGTGTGTATAGATTTACTTACAGCAGAGAGGAATATGAAAACAGCGGAATCGACAAGGCAAAACTTGAAAGACTGATAGACAAGCATTTGAACCTGTGTGAAAAAATGCGGAAAGCAGAGATGTATTATCTCGGTGAACATAATATATGCGAGAGAAAGAAGAAATCGGCAAAACAGGCGAATAACAAGATAGTATGTAATCACGCAAGATATATTTCCGATGTTGCAACGGGGTATTTTTTGGGCGATCCGATAACATACAGCATTGATGATGGTGATATTGACGTGCTGACAGATATGCTCGATACGGCTGACAGTGACAGTGCAGATATGGGAAATGCCCTGAACATGAGCATATACGGACTTGCGTATGAGCTTATATATGCAGATGAAAACGGAGATGTGAAGATAAAAGCACTTGACCCGAAGCATTGTTTTATAGTTGTTGATGAGAGCATAGAGGAAAGAGAGCTTTTTGCGGTGTATTACTATATAGAAAAGGACGATGTAAGGCAGAGAACAAGAAAAGTTGCAAGAGTATTTACGGAAAATGAACAGAGAGTATTTGTTTTTGAGGGTGATACGAGTTCGGAAAATATTGAAAATGAACATTATTTCGGGGGTATTCCAATAGTTGAATATCTGAACAACGCAAGGGGCATCGGAGATTTTGAACAGCAGATAAGCCTTATAGATGCGTATAATACACTTACAAGCGACAGGGTAAACGATAAGGAGCAGTTTCTTGACAGTATACTTATACTTTACGGTGCGATGATAGGCGATGATGAAGACAGCAACAGCGATGCAAGAAAGAAGCTGAAAGAAAGCGGTATACTTGAAATGCCGGAGGGGGCAAAGGCTGAATACCTTGTAAATTCGCTTGATGAAAATTCGGTAGAGGTGCTTAGAAAGGCTATTGAGGAAGATATACACAAGTTCAGCTTCGTGCCGTGTATCACCGATGAAAATTTCAGCGGCAATTCAAGCGGTGTCGCTATGGAATATAAGCTGTTGGGGCTTGAAATGATAACGAAGATAAAGACGAGGAATTACAGAAAGGGATTGAAGAAAAGGCTTAAACTGCTTTGCAATTTCTTGGGGAAAAAGGCTGTAAATATTGACAGCGAAAGTATTATACCCGTCTTTACAAGAGGACTTCCGAAGAATGTTGCGGAGATAGCACAGACGGTTGCAAGCCTTGATGGAATAGTGAGCAGAGAAACGTTGCTTAATCAGATACCTTTCGTGGAAGATGCAATTATGGAAATGGATAAAGTCAAGAACGAAAGCGGCAGTATAAGCAATGTGAGGGATAACGAACCTCTGAACGAGGGTGATGAGAATGCCGAAGCGTAAGAAGTACTGGGAACGGCGAAAAGCCCAAAATATGTGGGAATATATGGAGCGTGCGGAAGACTGTGCGGATGAGATAGACAAGATATATGACGAAGCATATAAATACCTCAAGGGTGAGAGCAACAAAATATTTACGAGGGTCAAGGACAGGTATAATTTAAGCGATAAAGAAGCCGAAAAGATATTGAATAAGAGTAAGAGCCTTGATATTAAGGACGTAAAGAAAGAACTGAAAAAAGGCATACCGACAGAGGAAAAAACAAAGCTGCTTGCTGAGATAGAAAGTCCTGCGTATGCGTTCAGGTTGAAAAGGTTTGAGCGGATGCAGGATAATATTGATGATCTGATGACAAATGTATATAAGCGTGAGAAAAAAGCAAGTACGAAACATTATACGGAGCTTGCAAAGGAAAGCTATGATAAAAGCAATTATGATATACAGCAGAGATTGAATAAGGGCTTTGAAGTACCGAGATTGAATGAAAAGAAAATAGATAAGCTGCTGAAATCAAAATGGAGCGGCGAAAACTACAGTAAGAGGATATGGGGCAGAACACAAGACGTTGCGGATAAGCTGAAAAGAGAAATGGTCGTATCGTTGATGACTGGCAAGACAAACAGAGAGGTTGCAAAGAGCATAGAAGAACGGTTCGGCTCTACATCATATCAGGCAAGACGATTGGTGAGGACGGAAAGCTGCTACATAGCAAATCAAACGGAGATAATGAGTTATAAGGACAGTGGGATAGACAAGTATGAATACTGTGCTACGCTTGATTTGAGGACTTCTCCGCAGTGCCAAAAACTTGACGGAAAGGTGTTCAATGTGGACGATGCACAAGCAGGGGTGAATCTTCCGCCGATGCATCCGTTTTGTAGGTCTACAACGCTTGCATATTTTGATGATGATATAGAGGACGAGGTGAATGAGGAACTCGGAGAGGCAACGGAAACAAGACGGGCGTATATTCCCGAAAAGGGTAATAGTGAACTTATAGAGAATATGAGCTATGAGGAATGGAAAAAGAGGTATGTTGTTGATGAAAAATCCGAAAAAGGTATTGAAAATAAAAATAATTCTGATATAATAAAAGTACCAAGAGTTGATATAAGGACTAAAGAACCTCTGAAAGAATATACAGTTGAGGAAATCAACGATATTGCCAAACAAACAGCTGAAATAGCCGATAAATACACCGATAGAAAGAGTAAATGGAGCGGAAATATTGTAATAAACGATAAAGGAATAAGCGGTAAATTATGGAATTGCGATATTACTACTCCTCTTTTGACAACTCCACATATTCTTTTACATGAACATCTTCACGCACATTCAATAAGTTATTACGATTATAATACATATATAAAAAATGAGGGAATCGAAGAAGCAACTGTTCAATTTTTTGCACAAGAAATTTCCAAAATTGAGAATATAATTATTGAATCTTCTAAGTATGATGATTTAGTTGAGGGGTTAAAAATTATAAACAAAGTCCTTAATAGTGGACTTGTATCAGATTTTGATTTTGCAAAAAAATTATTTGAAATTAATGTAAATGATAGAATAGGTTGGTTGTATGAGAATATTAGAACTAAATCAATAGAATTAAATTTATCTATAAAGAAATCAACAGAATTGTATAAATATATACAAGATATAGAAAGTTGGTGTCGTAATGAGTAAAGCAGATGAAATTATAAAAAAAATTCTTACTCATAATGAAAATCTCAAATATTGGTACGATTTAAGTAATGAGATTCAGGATTTTTTTAAAAGCAACTATCCCGAAAAGGAAAAAGATAAAATAAGAAAAGATTGGTCATTGATGGAGCGAGTGTGTATGCTTGCTGATGCTTACGAATATGAGCAAAGAAAGAAACAGAATAAGGAAAATTAATAATATGCTTTAAGCACTTACTTTATTGTAGGTGCTTTTTTGATGGGAGGAATAAAGATGACGTATGATGCGGTGAAAAATCCTAAGCATTATTGTTTTTCGGAGATAGAGCCGAGAACGGCAATAAGGGATTGGGGATTGAATTTCAATCTCGGTTCGGCGGTGAAATATATCGTGAGGGCAGGAAAGAAAGATGATATAATACAGGATCTTAAAAAAGCAAAACAGTTTATTGATTTTGAAATAGAGGCTTTGGAGAAAGAGGGAAATTAATGTGTGGGGAATGATGATTTAAAAGCAGACTGTCATAAATATCTTGATTCTATGTGGGAAACTGCAAAAGAACGCAAAGCAGTTTATAAGTGGCTTGCAAGGCGGTTGAATATTCCGCTCGGACGATGCCATATATCGAAATTATCAAGCTATGATTTATACCGTGCAAGACGGATATTGAAACAAGAGAACAAGAAAAGGAGAAAGAGCGAATGATTTTACCTATACCAAAAATAAAGTTTTACATTGAAACACAGACCATTACAAAGAAAGAATATATTGAACACGATGATGAAGCTGAAATAAAAATGAGCAGAGATATAGACAGTATTATACAAAACAGCTCATATAATTTACAAAGTGACAAAACCATAGAAGAACTTTCGGAACTGATAAGGGCAGTATCAAGATACAGAATGTTTCACGGATTTACTGCACCAATGAAAGAGCCTAAAGAAATAATGATTCTTGTCAAGGAAAAAATGGAATGTGCGGAAAATCTGAAAGAAGAAATAGCAGATGTATATATTATGCTTGAACAAATAATTCGTATGAATAACATTAGCGAAAATGAAATCAAGAAAATAATGCGTGAAAAAATTGATAGAACGCTTGAAAGGTTGGGTGCGAATGATAACCGTTAGAAAAATAGAAACGTGGGGATTTGAACACGCAATAAGGGGAATGCGAAATCCGATGAATTCTTGGGAATTATCGGACAGTGTAACTAATGCCGGATTTGACGATAATGGAGTTATAATTGGTGAAAGCAATTTGGAGCTGATGAAACGACTTGCAAAAGCAGGACAGCCACACAGGAAATATTTAAGGCAGATATTTGTATCAATGGATATAAATGCTCCGCTGTACTGGTGGAAGGAATTTGATACCTATAAGGTCGGTACGGTTGCGAACAGCTGTTCCACAATGCACACGCTTCACAAGAGAGATTTGACGTTATGCGACTTTTCTTGTGAAGAACTTGAAAGCCGTGCCTTTAATCTGCTTAAAGAGAATATATCGACAATAAATTATCTGCGTAGAAGATATAAGGATACGGGAAATAAAAAATTCTGGTATCAGATGATACAGCTTTTGCCAAGCAGTTTTATGCAGAAAAGAACAGTGACGTTTAACTACGAAAATGCCTTAAATATGATTGAGCAAAGAGAAAATCACAAGCTGAATGAATGGTGCAATTTCGTAAAGGTGCTGAAAGAACTGCCGTATATGAAAGATTTGATTTGAAATAAATATTTGCAGTTTTATGCAGTTTACGGAATTTATAATAAAAATGTGAGGTGAGAGGTGCATCTTATAATTTTATGTGAAAGGAATGATTTTTATGGAGATAAATAATTACAAAATAATAAGCGGAAGAATAATAGGTGAAGAAAAGAACGAACGGGGGCTTAATGCCGTCTATAACATAGCTGACCTTATGCAGGGAAATAAAATACCGATTGGATATGCAAAAATAGAAAATTATCCGATACATTCAGGGAGAATGTTAAGCGAGGAAAAAGATGAAAGCGGAGAAAATAAAATATTTAATATTGCCGATATTTTAAGTGATATGGTTCCCGCATCAGAGCTTGGGGAGCTTGCATATAAGGACAGTGCAAGCGGAGATTATACACCGCAGGGTACAGTATCACAGCCGAATTTCGTAGGAAGCGAAACCGCGGTGAACATAAACGAAACAACTGCAAATATATCAAGCGTTACATCGGTAGGAACGTTGCCGGCTGTGACCTATGATAGCAACACGGAAACAATTGTTTTTTCGGCGGGAACATTGCCAATAACGGATAGCGTGGCGGTTTTAACAGCTGTTTCGGGAACAACGACCGCCGAGGGTACGGTATCGCAGCCGACTTTTGCAGGCACGGCAGCGACAATAACAGTAGAATAAGGGGGTGATAAAATGGCAGATTTTTCAAGTTTTAATGGATATAACGTAAAAGATGCAAAAGCAAGAGAAGATATAACAGATATAAAAAACTACATAGGCTATACCGACAATAACATATACGGTCTTGAAGTGGATTACGAGAACAATACATTTACAAGACTTGCCGGAGCTATCGGAAAAACAGGCGGTGCTGATTTTGATAACACTACCGCTTGGGGCGGTCGCAGAAGATGCAACCTTACAGATAACGGCGTTGTGACTGCATACTACGGCGATGAAGCGTATACAGAAACGGGAGCATTAACACAGGCAGTAACTGTGAACGGAACAGAATACCCTGTGGGAACAAGTGTTCAGGTGATGGTTGAACAGCCAAAATTTTATTATAAGGTCGTACCGCTGAAACTTGAATCGTATACAACACAAAACGGTGATACAGGCTACCATATAAGGAAAGCGGCATACTATATCGCTGATACACCTAAAAATGGTTTCAAATTACATCCTGCATTTATTAGAAATGGAGCAGAAAAAGAAAAGATATATCTGTCCGCTTATGAGGGTTGCTTATATGATACATCTGCAAGTGCATATATAACTGACGATGCACAGGTAGCAGATTTTAACGCGGATAAAATGTCAAGTATAGCTAATGTTAAGCCTATGAGTGGATTACCGCAAAATCTGACAAGAGCGAATGCAAGAAAACTTGCTCAAAACAGAGGTATAGGTTGGGAACAGATGTATGTTCATACTGCAAGCGTAAGCCAACTGTTACTTATGGTTGAGTATGGTACACTGAATAGCCAAACGGCTATCGGCAAAGGTGTTGTGAATAAAGGGGATAACGGTTCAACAAATATAGCTGAATATACAGGTGGCACATCGTCTTTAGGCAATGCAAGTGGAAGTTTATCAAATGGCGAAGTTTCCTACCGTGGAGAGGAAAACTTTTGGGGTAATATATGGAAATTGGAAGATGGTATAAATATACAAAATCCAAATCCTTTTAATGATGGTGAGTATGGAAGTGTTTATATAGCGGATAATAATTTTTCGGATGATACAAACTCATTGCCTTATGAAGATGCAGATATTTATCCTTGCAAAACAAGCGGCAGTTATATATCTGCATTTGGTTATAATGAAAAATTCGATTGGCTTTTTATACCTACAGAAAAAACGGGCAATCCATCCTTACCCATTGGTGATATGTTAAGTAACGTAAATGCAGGTTGGCGTGTCGCTACGTTGGGCGGTCGGTGGAATAGTGGCACTGCAGCGGGGGCTTTCAGTCTGGATTTGAATAATTATTCTATTGGTTATAATCGTACCATCGGCGGGCGTTTAGTATATATCCCAGATGCGGAAGAAATCGGTCAAAACATAACCACTCTCACACAACAGTTGCAAGCTTTGACGGCAAGAGTGGAGGCGCTTGAAAATGGATAAAATTATAATACCGTCAAAATCTATGAGCGAATGAAAATGCTTTGGGAGTGTGAGTATTTAGTAGCTCTTGACGGTTTTATATTGACCTGAGCAAGTCGTAAAAAGGCTTTATTTAACCAAATAAAGAAGTCCCTTGTTTTTTAGGCACAGGGACTTCTTTGCTTATCAGCGTAATTTTATATTTACGCTGATAAGAGAATTGCGACAGCAATTCATTTGGTTATGAGTACGAAGCGTTAGCGGAGTACGAATTATCTTTAATATGTAACCTTTCGGGCAGAGAACGAACGGGGGATAGGAGGAATATTTTATGAAAATGAATTTGAAATACTTTAACGAGGACGGTAACGGGGCAGAGGGCGGCAACGATAACGGAGCAGTTACATTTGATGATATGCTTAAAGGAAATGCAGATTATCAGAGCGAGTTTGACCGTAGAATAAGCAAGGCACTTGAAACGGCACGAGGAAAAATGCAGGCTGAAATGGAAAGCAAGATAGAGGAAGCCAAAAACGAAGCAACGAAACTTGCAAAGATGAATGCAGAGGAAAAGGCAAAGCATGAGGCAGAAAAGAGAGAGAACGCATTGACGGAAAGGGAAAAGGCAGTTGCAAAGCGTGAACTTATGATAGAGGCGGCAGGAATGCTTAAAGAAAAGAATCTGCCTGCGGAGCTTGCGGATATACTCAATTATGCAAGTGCCGATGAATGCAAGAAAAGCATTGAAAGTGTTGAAAAGGCTTTTACTGCGGCGGTCGAGAAAAGCGTAAATGAAAAACTAAAGGGCGGTTCGGCTATGAAAAAAGGAAACGAGGACGAATCAAGCCTTGAAGAACTAATGGCAAAACAAATGGGAATAAATTATTAGGAGGAATGAAATATGGGAGTAAATACTATAACTTATGCAAAAATTTTTCAAAAAAATCTTGATAAAATAGCAGCTCACGAATGCAAAACTTCTTATATGGAAGCCAATGCGGGGCAGGTGATATATAACGGCGGTAATGAAATAAAAATACCCAAGATGAGCCTTAACAGCCTTGCAAACTATAACAGAGATACGGGATATGTGCAAGGTTCTGTTACATTCGAGTATGAAACAAGGACTATGACACAGGACAGAGGCAGAATGTTTCAGATAGATGCAATGGACGTTGACGAAACGAATTTTACATTGACTGCAAATGCGATAATGGGCGAATTTCAGAGATTGAATGTAAATCCCGAAATAGATGCGTACAGAATAAGCAAACTTGCAACAGCAGCTATTACAGCAGGTAATGTTACTTACGGATATACTCCGAACAGTCAGGCTACTCTTATTCAAATAAAAAATGCCGTAAAGGCGATAAGGGAAAACGGATTCGAGGGTGATCTTGTATGTCATATCAATTATGATGCACTTACAGACCTTGAACTTCAAATGTCGGGAAAATTGAGTGCGGCTACGTTCAGCCAGAACGGAGTAGATACAAGGGTGTATATGGTCGATGACATACCTCTTATAGCAATGCCAAAGGACAGAATGTACACATCAATAACACTTTATGACGGAAGTACAAGCGGACAGACGGCAGGCGGATATGTGAAAGCAAGCGGCGGACTTGATATAAACTTCCTTGTTGTTGCGAAAAATGCTCCTATTGCGGTAAGCAAGCAGGATAAGATGAGGATATTTGACCCGAACGAAAATCAAAGTGCAAATGCTTGGAAGATGGACTATAGAAGATACCACGATTTATGGGTAAAGGACAATATGACAGGCGGTATCTATGTAAATATCAAAGATAACGAGCCAACTTGATAATGGGGTGGTATAAATGTATACGCTGATAAGGGAAAACGTTGAAAGAATAGTTGATGATGTTGATAAGGCGGCGGCTCTCATAAAAGAGGGCTTCCGCTATGTTGATAAAAAGGAAGTTAAGAAAACGGAGAAAAAGTTTAATAAAAAGGTTGTTGATAACAATGACGGTAAGTGAAAAATTTATTAAGCTGACAGGCGAAACGGATACGGACATAGTTGAAATAATGCTTGAACGTGCGGAAGATTTTATACTGGGATATACAAACAGGAGCGTACTGCCTGCGATACTTGAAAATACAAAACTCGATATTGCCGTAATAATATATAACAAAAGCGGCAGTGAGGGATTTATGAGCCATTCAGAGGGCGGTGTATCGGTGAGTTTCGGAAATGAAAGTATACCGAATGATGTTTTGAAAAGGCTGAATGTATTCAGATTGGGGAGGGTTGGCGGTGTCGTTTTTGAGAAAAAGATTGATGAAGAAATACAAGGTCAAGAGCCGTGAAAGCGTAAAGAACAGTATCGGGGAAGTTTCGGCAGGATATGATGAGGGCAGAGATGTTGAGATAGATATTCAGCCCGTAACAAGTAAGCTGACGGCGGAAATGTACGGTGAGAGGGTAAACAATATCCGTGTTGGATATACAGCGGACATGGGTATAAAAGAGAGTGACGGTGTGTGTGTTGAGGTCGGAGCTGATGATGAGCCTGATTATGTTGTTATCGGGGTCAAGAAGTGGACGTCACATACCGTCATTGACATTGAAAAGAGGTGAAGCTATGGCAGGAGAAAGCGGGCTGAAAGGACTTGATAAATTACTTAAACAGCTTAATGAGCTTGAAGATGCTCTTTCGGGGAAAATAACGGAAAAGGCACTTGAACGAGGTGCAAAGGTACTGCAAAGACAAGCCAAAAAGAATGTACCTGTCAATACGGGAGAGCTGCGAAACAGTATCGATGTAAAAATCGAGGATATTGACGGTGAAAAGGCTGCAGTTGTATATAGCAATAAAGAACAAGCATTTTTTACGGAATTTGGAACAGGTCCTGTTGGGGAAAAGAACAAGCCGAGTAATTTACCGCCCGAAGTTGCAAATAGTCTTGTGTATCATCAAGGCGGCTGGTATTTTCCGGCAAATGCTTTAACAAAAAGAGAAGCTAAAAAATATGGGTTTACAAAGACAAGAAAGTTTTCGTCGTCTTATATATTCGGGTATGGATATATAGAGGAAGAGTATTATTTTACTATGGGTCAAAAGCCTAAGCCGTGGTTTTATCCTGCTGTAGCCGAAACGAAAGAAAGAGTAAACAAGACTGTCAAGGCAGCTATAAGAAAAGGTATTAAAGAGGCTTTGGGGAAGTGATCAATTGATAGATTTGAAAGAAGTAGTTTATGAGAAATTGGCTGAATGCGATATTGATGTTGTTTATTTTTATCCGAAAAATTTTAATGAATTGCCCGTTGTTAGCTATTACGAAATTGAAAATGCTGACAGCGGGTATTGTGAAAGTGAAATAATAAGCGATATATCTTTTCAAGTCGATGTATGGGCGAAAACTGCGGCAGAGGTTAGCGAGATATGCTTGAATGTCGATGAAAAAATGAGTGAGATAGGCTTTCGGAGAGCGTTTTCACAGGAAA